GAATGAAAGTAATAGCATCACGGATGGCACCACCCGGGACATCAACGTCACGGAACTCACCCGGCATGAGAGGCGAATCATCACCTTTGATACGAAGACCCCTAGCTTTAAGACCAGCAGGCAAATTCGACAACGTACCGGCATCGATAAGTTGTCTGAGGATTGAGGTTGCGCTTTTGGCAAGTCCCCCGATGAGGTGTATAAGTCCTGTACCGTAAAAGCCCAACCCGGGGAGGTACCTGTAGTGGACAAAGTATTGTCGCTTCTTTTTCTTTTTGTCATCTTCGTAGTAATTCCTTCTTATTGATAATATCTCTCTTGATGATTTATCTATGGTAATTACATATGGCCTTGCTACACCGTCTTCTTCGTCAAATGGTTCTGGCATCTCCATATCTACATGCATTTCGAGGAGTGTATGTCTATCATCATCTTCAATGGTGGCTGTTTCACCATCTAATTCATCATATTTTTCTTTTATATCTGACATATCAGGCTCTGGATCTGGTAATTCTATGTCACGATAAAAGCCATTATTCTGTAGTTTTACAATATCATTTGATGTTTTCTTCATTACATGTGTGTATCTTTCACATGTCATAAGATCAGATGCACCGTATGAAACCACAAAGTCTTCTGCAGGTACAAACATTGCACATGGTCTTTCCATGATTGGGTCATAGTAAACTTTCTTAAACGCAGAACCAGCTAAGGGAAGTTTAAATAACATCTGTTCTGTTTCGTCACGATACTCTGTCATCTCTTCTGTTAAGAGATAATTCATTTCGTTCTCTACTCTAAGAGCTTGTTCTGTTTTTTCTACAGACATCTTTCCAAGTATCTTTGTTCTAACTGGACCAGATGCAGGATATATCTCTCCCATAGCTTGCGCTTGGAATCTAACTATTGACTCTGTAAGTATTGGGTGAAATACACCGGAAGAACCAGCCCACGGCTGTTGTCTTTCTTCTATTTTCATTCCAAGAAGATCAAGTCCTTTAACATAGCTTTTAGCCCACTCGCTCCTTGATTGTCTATCTGAATCAAAGTTTGCCATAAGTTCTGATGCTATTTCTTGTAAGTCATTTTCTTCTATCTCTTCGGCTAGGTTTCGATCAAAATCTCCACCCATTATCTCCTCTACCTGTTCTCCTGTAAAATCGATGACCATTCCACCATCTTCAGTCTCAACTGATACGGCATCTGGATTTACTATCTCAACACTTACTTCTGTTGGTTCAATATCATCTTCATCACGAATCATTGGTGTCATAGGTTTTTCAATAGCCATGTTTTAATCCTTAATAATATTCAACTGGTCTTCTGTATTTAGGTTCATCATCCCAATCATCCATTGTGGTTCTTATCCAACCACCTTGTCTGAATCTTAACAGCGCTTGTGTGGTTGAGTCAACTAAGTCATCATGGTCACCTGCAGGAAAGGCTGCGCACTCTTCAATAACTTCTTCAGCCCATCTTGTTGGTGGATACCAAACTACACCACTTGCAAACAGATCTGTAACACCGTTCACTCTGGCTATCTTATCCTGTCCACGGCTCGGTGTAAACTCCGTAACTGGAATTCCCATAGCTCTAAGTTCAAATATCAAGGGTGAGCCTGCAGCTTTGGCCTCAACAATCATCTGATCTGGCTCAAATTCCCAATATTTATCATAGGCGGCTCGCTTTAATTCAGGAAATTCTAGTTTTTCCTTGTATGCATCTATTAAAATCAGGTTAGGTATCTCATTTCCGTCATCATCAGGGTGGTGAAAGATTCCCCAAGTGGTACATGCGCTATAATCTGCCCTTTGTGTCTTTAAAAACGCTGTATCCCACGATTGTATGATGGAATCACATGGCGGCAAGTCTTTTCCCTCCCATTCCTGCCACCATTCACGCTTAATTAAGGCTCCTTCTTCCGATGTAGGGTCCTGTTGGTACTGTGCGTTCCATTTTGCCACTGGTAATTCAGCTTTTAGAGCGTCAAGCTCCTCTCTTTTCCAGAATTCAGGCCATAAAGTCTTATTTGACGGTAATATTGCAGGTAATTGTATGACCTCCCACTCATTTGATCCTTCTCTTTCAACAGATTTGTTAACGATCTGCCCTGTTAGGTCCCTCTTAGACCATCTGGTCATCACAAGTATGATCGCACCACCCGGTTGTAGTCTCTGACGAGGTCCGGAGGTGTACCATTCGTAAACTTTGTTATAAACTTCAGGATTATACTCACCCATTGTGGCTTCTTGCTCTGAATGTGGATCGTCAATGATAAGAATATCAGCACCTTTACCTGTCACGGCACCGCCTACACCTATCGCGAAGTAATCACCACGCTTATTTGTGTTCCATCTACCTGCCGCTTTACTGTCTGTGGATAATTCTATGCCGGGAAATACATTTTGGAAGTCTTCGTTCTGTATTAGGTTACGAACCTTTCTGCCAAAACCAACTGACAGCTCTGCAGTGTGTGCCGTCTGTATAATTTTTTTATCAGGGTACATACCCAAGAACCATGCAGGAAATAAATAACTAGCAAACTCTGACTTGGTATGACGGGGTGGCATATTAATAATCAGTCTTTTTAATTCCCCCCGGGCCACTCTCTCAAATGCCTCTGCCATAATCTCATGATGCTTCCCATGAATAAAAGAAGGCCACATTAATTTAACAAACGGCAGGAACTCTTTTCTTGCCTGTTCCTTTTCCTGAATCTCACTTAGCTCTTCAACTAGTGCCAGTATTTCTCTTTGCTTCTCAGGAGAGAACTCATCCAGTTTCTTAGATGCCGTCTTTAATATTTTAGATAGATCATTCATTTTCGTTAATATATTCACTTGGTTTGCTATCAACAATCTTTTGAGCAATATCAATCATCCATAAACATTCTTTATCTTCAACGGCAGAAATAATATGAAGAGACTTGTTCCCTGACTCATCAGTTACCCAGCCAATAACAACAGGATCTTCTAGTTCCGGGCAATCATCTTCAATATCTTCTATGGAAGTTTTTTGTTTTCTAAAGTCATCTAGACTTATTATGTTATTTGTCAATCCAAATTCCCAACTAGTTATATAATACTAGTTATAACTAGTAAGTTATACTAGTATAAGGAAATATATATACTAGTATAAACTAGTAGGGAACCCCCTAAATGATTTTTTTTTACTTTTTTACGTATATTTACGTAAATGGGTAGGTGGGGTAAGTAAATATGTTAAAAATTATTAGGGGTGACCCCTCTTGACAGAATTTTAAATTTTAATGTGCAACATAAACTACAGGGCTGCGGGCAGGGGCAACCACAACACGGGGGGTACGGCTAGGGTGGGGTCTACAAAAGTGCAAATTAACTTTTAGGCGGGGCGAAAATATACAAACTTTTAGACTAATCACCTAGTAACTTTTGTAACTTGGATTTTAAATCCTCAGCAACTTCCTCAGGACTTCTATCCACTTGTTTTGTTTCGACCTCTAGCTTGTTACCAAACATGGAAACTGTTTGACCTAATAAATGTAGGGCTTTTAGTCTATTGCTTGCCTGATCCCCTTGTTCAACTTCTTCTGTTAGCTTTTTTAAAACGTATTCTTCCCGCCTGACTGCTCTCGTCAGCTTATCTTCCTCTAATCTCTTATGAATGTCTTTAATCCTCTTGGATACCTTATGGTTAGCCATTAAAGCAGATGCCATGCTCCAAATAGTTTTGTCTAATGTATTAGGGCTTACATTATATACTGCTCTATAAGCATCGCTTGCAGTCTTTCCCTCTTCAGCTACAAGCCTCGCAAACTCTGATTGTTTTGCGGTTATTGGTTGTTCTTTTTGTCTTGTTGGTTTGAACTCTTTTTGAGTGCCTCCAACTATTTTTAACTTTGGTTTTTTATCGTCTTTTTTATCATCCATAATTTACCTACCTATTTTATAAAATTTGCACCTCTCAGAAATTAGCACCTTGTTTGCATACTGTAAATATTATCTCATTTCGTGAAACATCTATTAATAGCCCATATAAGCCCACACAGACACAAAAGGTGTTTTAGGCTATCATATATCATAAAACTTTGTTTGAGTGTTTTTGGCTTGGGCATTGACTTACAGAGCATCACTAAAAAAAAGTTAAAATAATTGCAGTTTTTTTGAATAATTTAACCTTGCCAATCGTTTTAGATATAAGAGATTTTTTTTTAATTTATTTCCAAGAAAAATGGTCTCTCAATCTTACTACTTATAAGTAATGAAACAACAAACTAATAGCTAAAAGTTAAAATTGTCTTTTGGCTAAAAGTTTAGAAAAAAAATATTTGAGTGTGGATAAGGGATACAAAGGATATTTACATTAATTTACATTTATTTACATATTTGGGCTTGTTTATATTGAAATAATTGTTATATTAAGAATTGAAGTTACAGCCCCTATTTGGCAACCCGTTTGATGCGAACCACAAACATCCCTTTCAGACCTACATGGGAAACTAGGCAAAAGATTTGAGAGGCAAGAGTGAACCGCCCCCCACAATTCA